AAAGAATCTCTAAAAGTAAAAGAGCATCTTTTAATGGTCAAGTACCATCTGAAACTAATTTTCCTAAGTTCTTATCAGAACAAGATGATAGTTTTAAATTAGCTGTATTAGGTAATAAACGTAGAGTTGAAATATTTAATACTGGTAAATTAAAGTTTACACAATTTAGTACAAAAACTGGTCAATTAGTATCTATAAGTAGATTAGAAGAATTACTTAATGGTGCTAAAACTAAACCTGCTACAATTACTGCTGCATTACCTAAAGTAGTAGTTAAACCTAAGTCTACTGATGCTGAAATTGCTTACTTATTAAATAGAGGTTCTGTTAGTTTACGAAAAAGATATGATGATCAATTTAATGCACAACTTACTGCTCAACAAAAGATTATTGTTAATAAATTAGATAAACCACAGATTATTAAAAACACTAAAACAGGTGTTTACTATGCTCAAAGTCAAAAACTACAAGCACAGTTAGACGCTAAAGATGGTAGTAAATATTCTAAAAAATCTGTTAAGAGTTTTGTAATAAACCATGAGTATGGACATCATATTGATTATGTGTCTAATAATAGTAAACTTTTAGCATGGTCTGAAACTAATCAAGCTTTTAAAGACGCTGTAATTAAGGATAGAAAATTACTTTTTGGTAATGATAAAACTTTAGCCCTTGAAAAAATGGTTAAAAAACTTGCTGATAAAAAACCTGTAGATGTTTATAGTAAATATGACAAGACTAGAGTTATTGGTAAGATTAATGTAACAGATCTAAAAGGTGATGGTTTTGGTGAAGTGTCTGATATTGTAGATGCATTAGCTAAAGGTTCTTTTAGAACAAACTATAATATGTATGGTCATAGTATGAGTTACTGGAGAAGATCTGGTGCTGTAGAAAAAGAAATTTTCGCTAACTTATTTGCAACTATGCATAATAAAAAAGCTTATGACATGGTTAAAACTATTATACCAAATACAGTTAAAGAGTTTGAGAAAAGACTTTTAGAACTAGAAAAATTATAAGGTTAAGGAAATGATATTAACAGAAAAAGAAAGACGACAAAAATTATTAGATGTTAAATCTAATGAAGGTTTTTATGATTTGTATAAGGAAGTTTTTAAAGAAGAAGTTCCTGAAACACAAACTAGAAATCCAAACGAAGAGATAGAGAATATAATGAATGCTATTTATAATAATGAAAAATTAATAGCTAAGCCTCTTGCAAAAGATGCCTGGATATAATCTATACAACAGAATTTATATTTGTTTATAAGTATAAGTTCATTAAAAAATATAACAAGGGTCGTGTCCCAAGGAGATAATAATGAGTGAAGAAATAAAAGTACAAGACAACACTAAAGTAGAAGAAACTAAAACAGAACAAACAGATATTAAATCTATTGTTGATGCTGAGGTTTCTAAAGCTATTAAAAACATCAAAGTTAATTTAGACTCTGCATACGCTGAAAGAGATAATGCTCTTGCTGCTGTTGCTGAAGCTAAAAGTGAAAAGCAAAAAGCTGAAATAGAAGCCTTAGAGAAACAAGGTAAACATTCAGAAGTTATGCAAATGAAAATAGCTGAGATGAGTGCTAAGCTTGAGACTTATGAACAAAAAAACACAGAATTAAGCAGAGATAACGCTGTGCGTTCTCAACTTAACTCTTTAAACTTTAAATCTGAAAAAGCTGCTAATATGGCTTATTCAGATATTGTAAAAGGTTTAAAGAAAGACGCTTTAGGAAATTGGGTGAATGAAAACGGAACTAGTATTAATGAGACAGTGTCAAGTTATGCTAAGGATGAAGCTAATTCATTTCTTTTTTCTGTTAAAGCGAACACTGGAACTGGAATAACTCCAGCCAAACCAAGTACAGGAACTACTCCTGTGTCATCTATAAAAGATATGTCAACCGATGAAATGCTTAATGCTGTTGCAAAAGGGCAAATTAAGGTTGCTGGAGATTGGTCTCAATAAGACCTATCTTTTATAATAATAACCGCACAGTTATGTGCTTTAAATAATAAAAGGAAAATAAATAAATGACTGTAATAAGTTCAAACTTTAATAACATTGCAAGAGCAATTTCTGCTTACGAACAAGCTGGAAGAGCAGATGCTGCGTTATTAACATCAACTGCTATGGTTGGTTCTGACGCAAGAATCAATGATTCAGGTGAAAATTACACTGGTACATTAAGATGGTTAGATTTTACTGATCCAACTACTTTTAACAAACAGAACGAAACTGCTACTGATGTTGCTATTAATGAAATGGCAGTATCAAATAAATCAGCAGTATATATCAAAAATATTGATCATAT